GAGAACAATACTACGTGTCCATCCATGTGCTTGGTAATGGACTCCATAAATATCTTAGCCATACCTGTAGTCTTAGCACCACGGTTACCACCAAGAACCAAGACCTCATTATACTCAGACAATGCCCACCTAATCCTATCCCAGCTAACTAAGTTAACCCCATGACGCAGGGGATCGTCTATAGTTAGCTTAATAGCGTCCTCACGCGCCTTCCATATATCATAGACAGCCTGCGCCCCCTTGTATTCCAATAGAGCCTTTAGCCTGCCCTTGTCGGGCGTAGGTATTGTAGGGTGCTTAGTCCACTGCATCATCATCTAATTCATCTAGGTCACTCCCAAACTCCCACTCAATCTCTATATTATCATCGCTTATCTCCAGTTGCATCTCACGCAAAAGCATTCTACCTGCTGGCAAATGATTGTAGTCATAAAATAGTTCACCCTGATCATCCATTACAATAAAGCAGTAGTTCTCGAAATGCTCCCCCAGTATACCACGAATCTGATCGTAGATGGGATCATAGCTTCCGTCTATTAGTGACCTAGCCATCTTCTCCTATATCTATTACTTCTGCCTCTGGCAGCGAATCTATGAGACTCATGGCCTCCTCTGGGGTTGTTATATGTCTAACCTCTATCTTCTGAACATTGTTCCCAGTAACATTATCAAAGGTTCTATGTAGCTTCTCCTGTGCTACCGCTAGGTTAGCTAGGTCTTTAGTCTCTGCCTTCTTTATCTTCTCCTCTGCCTCTGGAGAACCGTCTAGGTAACTAGCCGCTATCTTCTCACCTATGCTATTAATCTCATCTATAGTAGAAGCCAACTGTATAGCCCTCTCCTGCCTAAACACCCTAGCGTCGTCAGACGCTTTGACTATACCATTGATACGCTTGGCTATGTGATGGTTCAAGTTCATCGTCTTCTTGACCTCATGCACACTAGCCCCTGATAGAAACAAAGACGCTGCCGTTAACCACTTCTCTGGGTTATTGTTAGGCAAACTATTCTTAGCTGTCTTCTCCTGCTCGTTAGCAAGCATAGGGGCTAGCGCATCCCTCATCCTAGTCTTTAAATCTATCTGAGTCTCTTCATCTCCCATACTTATATCCATTACTATCATCTAAACTACTTTTGTCAAGCCTTGGCTCCATCCCTACATAGGACTCTGGGACAAGCGTATAATGAACCCTGCCATTGCCTAGCTTTCTCTTACTGAGATAACCACACTCCTCTAACTCCTTCATGCCACGCTGGACACTCTTAGTCTCGTCCCTGCTCTCCATTGCTATCCTCTTAGCACTGAAGTCCCAATTACCAGGCTTAGATTTCATATATGCCCATACCCCCTTAGCCTTGAGACTCAAGCGATCGTCCCTCCATATTGCTTCTTCTTCTTCCATTAAACTCCATTCAGGATTATATCTCCACTCAATCTTGTCCAACAATGACTTCATAGCCTGAAGTGTATATTGCACCTTTGGGTATGTCAAGCCTACGACCCTAAAGTGCAAAACGCACCTCATAAGTATACCCCTAGAAATAAACCCAATTGGATTACATTTTTTAAAGGGCAGTTTATGTATATATACACACAGACGCGCGCGACACGCGACCCCCCTCCCCCCCGGTGCTCAGCTGTTCACTAGTGTCCGGGTGTTCACTGTTACCAGGTAGCAAGGCAAGCTTCATGTGTTGCACTTTCTTTTAGAGACGGGGTGATGTATTCTAATGGCAGATTCTAATGGCAGATTCTAATGAAAGATTCCAATGACAGATTCTAATGACTTGCGTAGCTGCGCTGCATTTAAGGGGGTCACGTGGGGGTATAAAAAATAATGCAAAAGAGTTATTGACAAGCTAAGGGCCATTGCCCATTACTAACCAAAGCTAAGGCACGCTTGCCTAGCATTAACCAATAGAAAGTATATAAAATGAAAAACGAAACCAAAGCAAACGATCACAAGGAAACATTAGAGGCGTGCCTAACAGACACCCTTTGGATTGAGAATGAAGAGATTCAAAACTTCTGTAGAGATATGTTCAAGCGTCACGAGTCAAGGATCGTAGAGGTTGAGGGTGTAAGCACGGGCGGTGGATTCTATCACCTGCTGTTCCGCCTAGATGACGGGCACTTAATCGTGATGCACACGACTGACAATGTATGGGAAAAAAGTCATGAAGCGTGGGATAGCATTGACGACTATTTTACGAAGGAGTCTACCTCGCACGGCTTTGGGTGGGAACATGAGTTTCCCAACTATGAGGAGCGTTGCCATCAGATGGTGTAAGCTTAACCCTTCCAACCCTTGCCCACCTTCTCTTTTGGGTCGCGTGGGCTTTGGGGTGTCCAATATCGGACTCAATACAAACCAATAATAGAAAGTATATAATATGAAAAAACCAATTAAGAGCGAAATGACAATGAAGTTTTGGGTTACACGCATTCATAGCAAGGAAACGTCCAAAGCGGTTGAGGCGGCATTCTTAGCTTCTTTAAAGGATCAATGCTTAGAACTATCGTGGAAACCTGCAGACGTAAAGGTAGATGCCACCAGAGGGCTGATCACGATTGAATCACCCTGCCCTGAGTTAAACTGTGACGACACTGAGTTTATTTACCACATAGCGCAAGATTGGGAAAACGCCATCGATGCGGTTAACCAAAGCAAAAGAGAATTGAAGGCATTACTTGAAGCCCCTATCAAAACAAAGCCACAGGCAGTGATATACATAGGCAGGCTTCATGAATTAGATTGCGGCTATCACATGGATGACGATGCGACTGAGTTGGGGTGCTTTGGGGAAAGTCTTGGCAAGTTGGCTAATAAAAGGGCGGACGAATGCTTTGAGCTTTTGACTAATGACGAGTATTGCCCGCACGCTGTAGGGCTTGCGTGCTTTATGGATTGAGCCGCAACCCTTCCAACCCTTGCCCGCCTTTGCCTTGTGCATCGTGCGGGCTTTGGGGTGCCTAATGACGGGCAATCTATCAACACAATATACCAGTATAAAATATGAATAAACTAAACCTACCTACAGACAAAACTTACTATGACTTCATCGGAACCGATGGCGAATCAGCAGGGATCGCTTGCTTTGATAGCAGGGATGCGGCGCAGAGAACCTTAGATGAATTGAAGGAGGGCGGCGTGACGCTTTCCCATATCGTGATTGAAGACACTCAGAGGGCCATTGAAACCATTAATGAGCGCGCCGCAAGGAACTTCAATTTTCCTATGGATGAGGGGGATAGTTTCTTCACTTGCAACGCCTAACCAATAACCAATAATCAATAGAAAGTATATAAAATGAATAAACTAATTGACGACATAAAAGAGCACGTATCGGACCGCCTTGAAGATTCAGTAGGCGTGACGGGTGATGAATTGCATTTTCATATTTGCAATACAGACCTTTACATTGACGGGACCTATAAATCTAAGCAATGGCTAGGTGCTCACGCCTTTGATGCGATCAAAAAGATCGTAGAATATGAGCAAGACAACTTTGGAGAGCTTCACACTGATGTCAGCGACCCTAAGAGAGTTGCCAATATGCTCGCTTATATCGTAGGGGAAGAGATCCTTCAGGGTAGCGAAACCTTGCAAAGTGCATGGGAAGACGAATTAACTATCGATCAATTGAAGCTCATTAAGAGCGAGATTGCCTAACCAATAACCAGTAAAAATAGAAAGTATATAATATGAAAAACAAAACCATAGCAACAATCCCTTTTCAGGGGTTTTACAATAGCTTGTATTCTTATGCCATAGAAAACGAGATCAATCAAAGCCTGGAATGGTATACCGAAGACCACGAGCTAACAGAGGCGCAGCGAGAGACTCTCGCGGATGGATACCTAGAAAAGAATACCAGCGAGTTCTACTATAATGTGTCTAAAGATTACGCGGAAGCTTTTATCTACGAGATAGAACGAGATACGGGGCTAGCTTTAAATGCTAGGTTTGAAAGTATGGAAAGCCCACGTGAATATAACTTCCAGACTGATAGGCTTTTTATAGAATTACCAGAAACTAGCGCGGTTGCCTTCATAAATTATATATTGGCAAACCATAAGGAGGAACTAGAGAAGTTAATAGCGCAACGCTTTACTAGCTGCGACGGGTTTTGGTCTAACTATGACAATACACTAGAGGATTGGGGCGATCCTAGCGAGTGGGATCTGAACCAGGTGGGCACTTGCTTTGAGATATTTGAGCACTTAGAGCACGAAATATATGACGGTCACGATATATATGAAAGCATAAGCAACGGCCTCGCAGACACCCTAAGTGGCAAGGCTAGCAATATGTTGGACAGATGCCTAGAGAGAAAGCAAATTAGAGAAGCAAATGAAAAGGCGCAGCTAAAACTATCGTTTGCCTAACCAATAGAAAGTATATGATATGAAAGCGAAACAATTATTATTCGCCCTTGCAATGGGCATAGTTTCAAACCTATCCGGCAATGCGTCTGAGATCGTAGCGGCGACGCTTATCTTAGAGGCGGGCGGTGAGTATGAGCTCGGATCAATGGAAGCCGTAAACGAAGTCATACGCAACCGGGCATCAAAGCGCAAGCTTACCACTAGGCAAGTGTGTTTACAGCGAAAGCAATTTAACTGTTGGAATAGCGGAAGGATCGAGCAGCTACTAGCCAAAGCAAAGCGACATCCTCGCTTTAGCGAGGCTATGGCCATTGTCACGGGATCGCCTACCAATTATACTGGCGGCGCGGATCATTACCATGCAGACTACTGCAATCCATATTGGGCAAGCTCGCTTAAAAAGACTTGCGTCATAGGCAAACACATCTTTTATAAGTAAAACAAACCATGAAACTAACAGACAATCAAATCTTGGCAATCTGCACGGTTGCTTGCATTATAGCGGCAATCATTTGCGCTTGCTATGCCTTGCACAAACTTCAGCTCTAACCATAAACAAACCATGAAAAAAACAAAGCAAACCATAAGTGAGCACAAGCTCGTAAATAGTGAGAGAGAAGCGGAAGCAGCAATGATATTATTTGCTTGCATCCTGGGCGGCGTAATACTTATACTGCTAGCCATTGCAATGGGATAATACCAGTCCTTGCACAAGGAATCGACACTCACACGCCCTACAAGGGCTTACAATATCAATATAGGGGTAACACCCTTGCAAACAATCAAAACGCCTTCTAGGGGCATTAGAAGCCTCTAGAGGGTGCATTACCGGAAATATGCTACATATCAGTTCAACATCGGAGTCAAAAGCCAGCGCGGTGCAGTGCATCGAGGGCTTCAGGGATAAAATGGAAATGCTAATGAAGGCAGGGGACATCCTTGACCATTGCACGGGGGGCAGATCTACCAGCGAGGAAGCCGCCGAAGTAAGGGTGCGGTCGCTAAATATTTGGCAGGAAACAGGTTGCACCATAGCAGAGGCCGCAGATCGAGGCGGTGCAAACAGGGGAAGCTTTCGCAGGTGGCTAATCAAAGAGGGGCATCACACTCCGAAGAGTAAGTGAGTTGCTACAAAATTTCATATACTAGGACAGATATGCCCAACGAATGCGGAGCCATAAAGCACGCCCACACGGCAGACGAGGCATTAAAGCATCTGGCCGTAGGCAATAAGAGTAAAGGCTACAAACTGAAGCGCAGCAACGTATCAATAATGGTTCTAAATATCGAGGAAATAAAAGACACTTGACAAGTCACTTACAATGGATATTAGTTTTTTATATATGCCGTGTAGTGACGGATCAGATCGTTTTAAAACCTCTCTTTCAGCACTACAT